AGAGATACAAATGTTTGAAAAATTAAAGAACTTATTTAAAAAGCCTGAGATAGCTAAAGAACCTGAGCCTAAGAAGGTAAAGGAAAAGAAAGTTGCTCCTGAGCTTACTGCTAAAGAAAAAGCAACGGCAGCAGGTGAACCATACATTAACATACTGAGTCTGGAAATCGACCCTGCTGATGTTAACAACGGTGCGTTTGAATTAGATTGGAATGACAAGTTCATTATGAATTTAATTCGGGCTGGCTATAAACAAAAGGATAGTGATACAGATGATGTTTTGGTAGACCGCTGGTTTCAAACAGTATGCAGAAATATTGCACTAGAGGTCTATGAGCAACAACAAGCTGATCCTACAAACCGTGACTTACGTGTGGTCCGAACTAAAAACTTAGGTGGCGGAAGAACTGAGGTAAGTTGATGATAGTTTGGCCGGAAACAATTATATTAAACAAATACACAAAATGGTATGAAGGTATAATACAAAAGGCAATCAACCGCGGGTTGCCAGCAGTTAGAAAAAAACTAATGCATGGTAATGAATATACTGAACTACATCATATCATTCCCCGTAGTTTAGGGGGCAGTAATGAGAAATCCAATTTGATAAGGCTAACTGGTAGGGAGCATTTTATATGTCATTGGTTACTCACGAAAATGACAGTTGGAATACACAGGGCCAAAATGGTTACTGCATTAATTATAATGACAGGTGCCGGTAGTAAATCTGCAAGATATTCTAATATCAATAAAAATAGCAGATGGTTTAGCAATATGCGTGAGGAATATGCCAAACAAGTCAGCGAAAAAAATAAAGGCAAAATTATTTCAGAAGAAACCCGAGAGAAATTGAGAATTGCCAACACTGGTAGAAAAATGTCGGATGATTTTAAAAAAAGACAAAGCGAGCGCCAAAAAGGAAAACCTAGAAATCTCAGTGAAGAAGGTAGAAAAAGGCTTATTGAAGCCCTGCAAAATAGAGTAGTAGTTGTATCTGAGGAAACAAAAAAGAAGCATAGTATAAACAACTCTGGCGAGGGTAACCCTTTCTATGGTAAAACACATTCAAATGAATCACTAACAAAAATGAAATCTTATCACAATGATCCATTGGTTAAGTTGCAAAAAAGTGAAAGGGTGCGAGGAGATAAAAATCCGGCTAAGAGGAATGATGTTAGGGAATCAATCAGTAAAAGTCAACGGGCTAGGCTGGATAAAGAAAGAGAATTGGGAATAGGATATTTTAGTCCTGAACAACATAAAAAAAGAAAAGAAAGCCAATCTGGTCCCAAAAATGGAAACGCCAAGACATATGAATGTGTATCACCATTGGGGGAAGTATTTATAGTCATTGGTGGAATAAAAAAATTCTGTAAGGAGCATAACTTAAATTATTATGCAATAGTAGGACAAACTTCAGTATCACATCGAGGTTGGTCAATTCTTTTTATACCAAAAACTTGACAATAAATCAAAATAGTAGTATACTTTCATTATGAAATACGCACTAATCGACACAGCAAACACATTCTTCCGTGCCCGTCACATTGCATCACGTAATAGTGATACTTGGGAAAAGATCGGCATGGCACTACACTTAACACTAGCAAGCACTAATCAGATTGTTCGCAAGTTTGGGATTGATCACGTTGTGTTCTGTTTAGAAGGCCGTAGCTGGCGCAAAGATCACTACGAGCCCTACAAGAAAAATCGTGTAGTTGATGCACTATCTCAAACTGAAACAGAGCGTGAGGAAAACGAAATGTTTTGGGATACGTATGAAAAGTTCACTACGTTTCTAAAAGAAAAAACAAACGTATCAGTACTCAGGCACGAACGGGCTGAAGCTGATGATATGATTGCCCGTTTCGTTCACTTACATCCAAATGACACGCATTACATTATTAGTTCTGATACTGATTACATTCAACTTATTAGTGACAACGTGCACCAATACAACGGTATCACAAATCAATTCATCACCCTCGAAGGATACCATGATGAAAAGGGTAGATTAGTTGTAGATAAGAAAACTAAAGAACCCAAACTTCTCGGTGACCCACAATGGCATCTTTTTATGAAGTGTATGCGTGGTGATAGTTCTGATAATGTGTTCAGTGCTTATCCCGGGGTACGTGAGAAAGGTACTAAGAACAAAGTTGGACTAACTGAAGCTTACGCCGATAGGCATAAGCAGGGCTTTAATTGGAACAATCTAATGTTGCAACGCTGGTCTGACCACAATGAGGTCGAGCATCGTGTAAAAGATGACTATGAACGTAATCGTGTACTTATTGACTTGACGGCACAACCACAAGAGATTAAAGACTTAGTGGATGCAAGGATTAAGGAAAGTGTTCGTGTAACTACAACTCCTCAAGTTGGTATTCACTTTATGAAATTCTGCGGTAAGTATGAATTGACTAAGATTAGTGACCAAGCAGAAACCTATGCAAAATGGTTAAACAGTCCTTATAAAGGTAATACAGTATGAACAATAAAGAAACACAATGGGTTCTTGTAGAATGTGTTAGTACATTCCGCAATCGTTATATGGTTGAAGTGCCAGTAGGTACTGATGACTATGATAATGACAAAACATTATGGGCGTTAGATACAGTAACAATGCAAGCGGCAAAGGAATTCAGCCAAGAATATCTTGGTGAACAGATTGTCAGTCATCGTGTAGTTACGTATGATGAGGCATTGTCATTATGTGATAAGGATAATGATTATACTGTATCTTGGGATGCTGACACAAAAGTTAAAAACTTTTTTACAACACTATCTGACCAAGAAAAATGAGTGTCAATACTCCAGATAAATGGGTAGTAATTAAGATTACTAACCAATCTAACGAAACACATTACCGAGTATTCGCTTGTTGGTATGGAGGATACATCGGTAGTGATT